TTATTACATCATCTTCAAACTCTGCCTCTTTACCGCTTTTATCTAAAAAGAAAAATTGAACACTATATATTTGTTCTCTGCCTATGTTTAAACTGCCTGAATTAACAGAAAAACAAGCTATTGGGTAAACTGGTTGTTCATCTCTTAGCAACCACTCTTTCGGTGTTGCGTGCTTTACTGTCTTTATCATTGCGTGGCTTTGAAGCAGACTTGTTATTGTTGTTATTAACTGGTTGTAAGTCATAGAATAAAACTCTTTGAATTAATGCTTTTTTATAAGCCATATTTTATCTAATTGTGAATGAAAATAATTCTCCTGCTTGTGTTACATCTCCAGTAGGTAAGGTAATTACATTACCAACAATTTGTAAGTACATAGGATTTGCAGTAGGTAAGTTAGTTATACCTTTAACAAATCCTGACCTTACTGCAATTAACACTACTTTATTAACTAATCCACCAACTGAAAAACTACTATCTCCGGCTGCCGGTGTATGATAAATAGTTGTTGCACCTCCGCTTGTTGCATTATTAGAAAATACTCTTACTCCATCATTTACATTACCTAAATAAATAGGACTTGTATATGCTTTTAGTTCAGGGAATATTACATCTAATCCGCTGCTAGGATTAAAGTATTCAGAAAATAACAAATAGTTTTCTCTTAAATAATTAATCAATCTTTGCTTGTAAAATTCTGCAGTCTTTTTATATTCATTACCAATCAATTCTAAATCTGCTCTTGATGGTGTATTACTTTCTTCACTTGTTTTTTGTAAAATACCTTTACTGAAAAATTGATAACCTAATCCAAAGGGTAATAAACTCATAGTATACCAACACAGGCAATCTGTAATAAAATTATCTAATAAAGACTTCTCTAAATTAGATAAATTACCTGCTTCAATACCTGATTGTAAACGCAAATATAAAGTTGATCCCAAAGCAGGTTGAAGGTATAAATCTTGTGCTACTTTAATATGTGGCTTTAATTGTTTACCATCAATAGCATCACTTATTCCAGTTCTACTCTTAATTAAATTCTCCGATATAAAAAGTATATTTGCGCTCATTTATTTTTTCTTTTGAATTATTACTGGTTTCCATTCGTGCCTACAATGTGTCTCAATAGTTCCATCATTATTCCAAAAACCACCTACTCTGTCAAATACTGAATAACCTAATGTCACACTCATTTGCTGAATGTTAGCACTACTCCACAATCTTGTTTGTGCAAGTTCTACCATCTTTACACAGAATGGTCTTGATGTTGAAATAATAGTATCTCCTTTTGCATCAGGTCTTTTTGCATAAGTATAAGCAACCGACAAAGTAATTGTTTTTGGCTTATCTAATTTAACATCTGTTTTTTTTCTTTCGATAACAACATCTTCGCCTACCTTAACTTCTTTTGTAGAAATAACATTATTACTAGCTAAGTTTTTTAATGATGCATCTATAACCGCTTTATCTTGCTTTAAATACTCTGCAATCGTTTCGCTAGTGATTCGCTTGTCTTTACTAATTAGATTCAAAATATCGGCTTCTAATTGGCTTAAAACTACTTCCTCTGCAAACTGATTAAAACCTTTAGGAGATTTGCTTGTAATTACATCATAATCATCTAGCCTTTCACTAAACTTTTCAAACATTTGTACTAACTCAATTTCCTTATCAACTGCGCTAAATGTTTCGGTATCTAAACCTAAGAAAGTATTAACATCGCTATCCGTAAATGAAAAACCATTCTTTAACATTAATGCAGCTTGTTCCTTAGAAAGTTTACCATTAGTAAACTGTCTAACAATCCTCATTACGTTTTGGTACTGTCTGCCGGTTAGATTTTTAATAGATTCATTTGAAGCTGCAATAGGTTGTTCAATAGGACTATTTAAAGGATTATCTATTGAAATAGGTGCAGTAACTTCAGAAGCTAAACCTAACTTCTCCCTAATTTCTTCCCTTGTCATATTAGCAGCCATTACACCTTCACTAAATTCAAAACTTAATGGCTCAACTGGTATTAATTCATAATCTCCCTTAATCCCTACGTATTCAAATAACTGATTAAATACCTCTTCTATCGCTTGTTGTCTTTCGTTAACATACGTGTTAGCAAATATTTTATACGCATCTCTAATCTCTGTAGAACCACCTAGTTGACCTTCTGTTTTAATACCAAACAATGAAGGCGAAGTAACCTGATGACAGGCAAATATTTCTTGCTGAATTAAATTATTAACATTTGTAAAATCTTCTTTAGTTAACATCGTTGAAGATAATGGCAAAATCTCTGCACTATTATCTTTTGACTTGTTAAACATTATAACAACTCTATCGCCTTCACTTCCTGTAAACTTCTTTTTAATTCCTCTTTCTACTGCTTCTTTCGCCTCTTCTGCAGGTTCGCCACCGTTTAAATTAATTAAAGTGGTAGCAACAAAACCATCTTTTGCATTACCTAATATATGTCTGCTTACCTGTACATCACTTTCAATGTAATTTAAACCTTGAAAATAATTCGGTAAAGGGTAAATATCAGACTTAGGATTGTATTGTTTTACAAATAAGATCTGACTTGCTACCGGATCTTGAATATTGAAAGCAGGATAACATCTTGGTTTCTCTTTGTTATCTTGCCAATCGTTTTTTACTTGAAATTCGTTTTGTTCTTTATTAATTCTAACTTTATGATACTCAAGATGGTATACATCTTTAATCTGACCTAATAGGTTATAAATAACTTGTAGATAATAACCTCCAAAAAGTTCATCATCTAAAATACATTTTTTAGTAATTTGATTCCACGTTTCTCCCTTAGTATTAGCCTTCTGCTCTACACCATCCCATCCTTGACCGAATATGTAATTAGTCTTGCTCTTGATAATTGCTCCGTGCTTAGGACTTTCGTTATATAATCCTATTAAGTATTCAGGGTAATTATTATGATGCCCAAATTCAACATATCCCTTTGCCCTTTTCTCTTCAAATTTAGGTTGCTCCGCTTGTGCGAATTTTATTGTGATAATATTTTTATAATCCATAAGTAACGAAATTATTATTTTGTTCTTCGTATTCAGTTGGTTCAAATGGTGTAGCAGGATTTAAATACATAAAACCTTCTTCAACAATCAATCCTGCAACTGTTAAATCTCCTGAAGATACTTTTTGATGTATGGTATAACTCCAGAAGCCTTCCTCTTTTAAATTAAAAAAGTTATTAACTGTAAATGCAAAACTATCGTATCTGCCAGTTATACTCTGATTAGTTGCCATTAACTTAACAACATCAAGTGTTACTCTGTGGATAAATACAAATAAAAAGAAAGGGTTACTAATAGTAGCCTTTTCAGTACCTGTAAAATAAATTGTTTGGGTAAGTCCTTTTGTTAAATTAATCATACTAAAAAAACCCCGACTTTCATCGGTCGGGGCATAAATTAAAAATTAAAAAACTCTATCCTGCAGTTGTTAAGGCTATACCTACCGCGTTTGTTACTTCAAAGAAATCTTCTCTTTCTGAACCTTCAAATTTAAGCATATAACCATTAGCATCTCCTGCAGCAGCACCACTTGTTCCGGTACTTGCTACTAAGTATAATCCTGCACCTTTACCATACATTCTGAAAGTGCCATCTTTATCAAGTGTAACTGCTATTACTTTATTCTTTGACAAAGTAGTTACAATGTTTCTTGTAGTTGCATCTCTTTTGTTGATAGGAAAATCTAAAGTCTGCTCAAAAAATAAAGTACCGTTTTCAATAGATCCAGTAGGATTGCTTGTAGCAACTGCACTTGATTTTGTAGGTATTTCAAATTTAAAGAATTTTTTTCCAACAACTTTTGTTATTCCTGTAACTATTCCGCTTGCATCAAGTGGAGTAACGTTACCATATTCTGCGAAAAAAACTGCATCAATCCCTCCGATTGTTTCTCTACAGTCTATCGTATATCCGCTTACTATTGCACAAGGCATATATTATAATATTAATAAGGGAGATAGAAACTACCTCCCTATGTTAAAAAATTAGATTGCAGCTAAGAAAGAAACTACTTCATTACTATAGGCGATATTGACACCTAGCTTAAATTCTACGCGATATCTGACATCATTGTTGTCCTCTGAGTACCACATCTTATATGAATTCTCCTCATCAACCAAGTCAACCGCCATTGCAATGTTTCCTAAAGAAATTGCATAAGCATCTCCTGTGGTATTCAAACCATTTACACTTATAACCTCTACATTAGTTCCCGGTAGGATAAATGAAGATGCTTGTGAATCTTGTGGATTGTAAGCAAACAAAT